CATTTTACATAATGGAATTTATAAAACCTTATCAAATAAGGCGGCTGCTCCCCCCAAGAGCGAGGGGCTTGACACAGAGACTTTAGTGCGGTTTGCATAACAAGGATTGGCGTATTATTTGACCATTTCCCGGCTCAACAGTGTTGAACCGGTCCTATGCTCCCAGTCCGCGGGCTACACGTGGTAGTCCGTAAGCTTGTTGCTTGAAAGGTACGGGCTTAAAGCATCAGTCCGTTTAGGCACCCGTGAGGAGGATCTCAAGGAAATCCTCCAAGTCCGCCAACTTGGTCATAGAAACCGATGGCGTTGTCGAGAGTAGATAGCTCGTGCTGGTCGTTCTTAGAAGCGGACCTAGCCAAACGCTGGGCGAAAGCCTGGTCGTTCTGAGCCCTCGATATCTCTCGAGACCCCATAGAGGAAAGGGCGTGAGCCGCTTGGTCAAAATGGGGTGATACATGCGTTGCTGTCTTATTGGCCGCATGCTGGCCAATGACTTCCCAGTGAGCAGAGAATTGATACTGGAAAGTGTCATTAGGCGCTGCCGACTGCAACAGAGCTCCCATGAAGAGGTTCTTCTGATTGCAGCCGAACTGAGAGGGTTCGTATACAAGCTCGTTAGGATCGGCGGGTGTGTAAGTCACCGCTACCCAATCTTTCTGCGAGACAGCTTGTCCGACTTCCCATTTCTGGTACTCGGATATCTGAGGAACATCCAGACCCACAATTGAAATGTGGTTCGGATGCTCTACAGGGAAGATTGATCCGCCTTGGTTGAGTTTGGTTCCTCGATACCTGATCCTAAGACCGGCGGACACCAATCGAACTTGAAGGCCCGTTACGTTGAAATCGGCGTTTCCGTAAGGGCTGTGTTGCACTACATTGAGAACACCAGTTCCAACGGAAAGGAAACTGGTGGATACGTAATTAGTGTCGCTTACGTACAAGGCTGTCGAGTCGTTGGCTGCTGTCATGTTGCACAGGACTTGGCCAAGACCAGTAGCACCCGTCTGGACGAGTCCAGCAGCACGGGTGTACAACCTTGAGGATGGGAGGGCTGGCCAGCGTGGAATGCATGGCCTGAGTCGCAGAAATGGGTTGGACCTAGATCTGCAATACTCGTAGAGACAAGTTTGAGAAGGAGCTAACCTTGGCCTAAAAGGGCGCTGGGGCTTCTTCTTCACAATCGTCTTCTTCGGAGGCATCCTCTTTGGAGGCGCCTTCTTCTTGGTTTGATTCTTCATCCGGCATCCCGAACCGGTTGATGATCTCGAGAACGGCTTCTCGGTCGTGAGGGCGCAAATTGTCAGTCATGCCTATCATAGCGGCTGTTTGATCTGCATTGCGCCTCCCCTGCATATACTTGTACATGGACTTACCCATTGATAGTGGGCGGGGAATGTTGTTTTCAAATTGATGTGAACAGAACTCGAAATCCTCCGTGGTGCATTTCTCCATCAACTTGACGGGGTGGCCAAAGAATTCTAAGGCCTCTGCGGATGATTCGTCTTCTAAGTCGTGTTCCTCGATGCAGTCATCACCGACACACTTGATGTTAGTGGTGAGAGGCTGGTTGTAACGCGCTCTGCATCTGAGACCAAGGGTCAATCTGATGCGAGAGTTGCTACTGGATGTCACATACGAACCAGACGGCATAACTCCTTTTGGGGGAATAGCCGTGGTTCCGTCTGAAAAGACACAGATCTTTTGCGTTAAGCAGTAGAACCTGTTCTTAATGAGCAGTTCCAGATTGTCACTACAATTAGAGATCAGCGAGGCCCTGATGTGGGCTTCAAACATTAACTCCTTGTACTGTACTGACCAATCCCACTGTTTTACATCTGTACAACAGAGGGTGGCATGTGGCGCAAACCACGAGGGGTTAGAGGTCATAGCTTCGACGTGGCGTTTGTCAAAGCCAATGCCAATTAGACTTGGAAGTGAGCTCCAAATGGAAACTTCACGCTTGTTTTGTTTTTGTGCGAAGAAACGTTCAACGCACTGATCGATTAACGATTCACTAAATATGAGACGGAATCTCTTTTCCTCTATCTTTTTGAGAGAATGAGGTTCTCCTTTGACGAAAACGCGTATCACATCACACATTCCCATCTCTAGGAGATCCATCGGTTGGTCTTCGTGGTCCTCTAGATCATGATGCGTAAGCAACATGATCCTGTCAGCTACTGCCGAAACTAATGATTCCTCATAGATTTCGACTACTTTCGCATTGCTGCGTCCGTGAGCTAACATAAGAGGGAGTCCTGGACTTCCTGTCGGATTGAGTTCATCGATGATTCCAAGTGTTCTAATAGCTTGGATAATTTCCTCTCTGTCTCTCCTTCCGCTCCACGGATGGAGGGTTTTCGGATAGCGACTGAGGATTTCTTCTTCGACGGCTTTGAAGGAGTCGTAGGAGACTTCTTCTGTTTCTCTGTGGATGGAGGAGCAGTAGGCAAAGCTGTTGCGTTCTGCGTCGGGTCCACACCGAGGGTTTCCATAGCCTTTGATTTCTTCGAAGATGTTTCCGGCTTCTTGGGTCTCTTCTTTTTCTTCTTCGTTTTTGTAGAAGATTGAGAGGTCGAATCTGCCGGCTCCGTCGAGTTCTCGGGCTCCTGAACCTTTGCAACCCTTTTTGAGGAGGGGTTCACAGAAGGCTCGAAGACTGTTGGCCCAGACTGGGATACGAGAGATAAACTTCGAGCCGGTTTCACCACTCGGACGGGTGAAGGCCGAAAATCCAATTCTTCCGCATCGCCAGAACACGTATCTCCGTCGCTCGAGATGCCATTCAGGAGGTCGGCGACGTCCATAGGCTCCTCAAGAGCTTCTTGGAACCGCATGGGTTCGTTGAGCACTGTGTTTGGGATCTTAACTGATGGTAGGATTCTGTTATCGACTCTGTAGAAATAGCCTGGATCCGTCTGGATGAACTGGTAGTTCACTCCATTCTTGACGAACTCAAGGTCTTTTGGTTCCAGTGCGTATCGATGGCCATAGTTTGAATCGTGGCCACCGTAATACATATCGTCATACTTATCAAGCCTTGTAAGTTGTCGGTCTGAGAAGTCATTAACGCTGAAATCATCATCATCGTACAATCTGAACTTCTTGCCTCTACCACCTGCTTGAAAAGACTCATAGTGGGATGCGAAGCTCATGATCTCGAGGATCATGTCCATCGAGACAGCCTCATTAGAGTGATCGGCCTCTGAAGCTTGTACGTGTACTCCTACAACGACATTTCCCCTTATCACGGGAGAACCGGATGAGCCTTTCTCGGTGGAAGCGTAATGAATGATGCGCTTCTCGTCAGGTTGGGCGTCTCCGCTGGTTGAATACCATCTGTCGTTCTTAGTGTCGTATGTGTTCACCTTGACGTGGAAGTTTGTCTCGGGTGTAGTTGAGCACTCGAGTAAGCCTATTCCTAGGCGAGAATAAATGTCGCCGTTCTCAACTTGGAGGACAGCGAAATCTTCACTTCGACTGGTGACGACGGGTCTAACCTTAACCGGGATGGCTAGGGTTTTACCCTGAACGTCACCATAAAAGTAAATCTCTTCACTCCCACGGTAAACGTGGAAAGCCGTGACGAGGAATTCCCCTCCCGGCATGTTACACCTAAACGCGAGTCCGCTGAACTCACGCCCACAGCACTCCCTTGTCATGATGCGGACAACTCCTTTCGGAGGTTTTGAGAGGCCCAGCTTGGGGCTTCCCGCAATTTCGCGTTCCAAAAGATCACTCTCGGTAACGCCTGACTGTATGGGGATGTAAATGAAATCCCCAGTGTTAGGGTCGGTGTATTGAAAGCATGGATGCGCTTGGCCATTGATATAGCGTACGCAGCACGTAGCAGGATAGGTGGCGTTGACCACTTCTATACCACTAGCTACCAGCTCTCTCCATTTTCTGTTCTTCCACCACCAATACGGTAGGTAGAGAAGACAACAAGTCAGCCAAAGACCCGTTGTAATGGCCACGTTTTGCGCCGTCAAACGACTAGCGGTAAAGCTTATCGTTGTATGCAGCGCGCGGCGTGCGTTGCTGTAGGTTGCTTGAAGTGTCCGGAAAACGTTCTGACCGGGCACTGGATCGGAGTATAGGTAATCGTAGAAATCACCGATTCTCCCACGCTCGTCGGATTGGTCCTCAGAAGCGTCTTCCGCTGGTGCGGGTTCGACTCGAATTTCTTCGACGTCGACCGGAGCTGGCGCGGGGGCGTCAGGTTGCCTCCAGACCACGGTGGGGAATGGAGACTCCGGGTAGTCCTTCTCAACGGCCTGGAATATGTCGCTGGGATTAGGACTGGGGCCCGCGCGTTCAGAAGAACTCGCGACGGCCTTCCTCTTTTGCTTGAGCTCACGATAGATACCCGCATGGCGGGCTCTGTCCTCAGCGATAAAATCGCCTTGTGAGATATAAGAGGAGTGAGTATCATCAGCATAGCACTGTTGAAGACTCGCTAGCAGAAACACCAAAGTTAGATACTTCAGAAAATTCTGCCAGTTTTGCCACGAGCTCTGTCTCCAGAAACAGTGCAAGCCTTGACGAATCTCGGCACAAATAGCACGGAACCAGAACGCAATCATGCGTATAAGCTCGATGGCACACACGGTCATAAGAGCCCTCCACCCCAACTCAGAGTAGGAGGTGGGAGGTTGTTTCCGTGTGGTTTGAATCTTAGGTTTCTCGTAGCCCAAAGTATCGGTGACCTCGATTGAAGGTTCTAACTTCAGGCTTGCTGCCTGCTGGACGACATGGCCCAGTTCTGAAACCCTGGTGGGGCTTTCAGCAGTCTCGAGTAACATGGAAACGGGGAAATTAATCATCGGTTCCATAGTTTGCACTCTAAAACTCTTTACGAGGTGGATGGGAAACGCTGTCTTTGCAGTCCGTCTCGCCCAAACCCCCGATGGAGTACCCTCACCTTCCTAGTGAGCGGCAACCCGTCGTGGTGCGATGATCACCAC